GAGATTGTCCGAGTCCGGGACGAATCGGCTTACCGAGGTGTGCCAGAACCGCGTATTCACACAAAACTCAATGATTTACCCTCTTTAGGCGAGCAAATGATTAAATTTTGCGAGGAAATCGGCTTTACTTTGATGCCTTGGCAGCAATGGCTGGCTCATCACAGCTTAAAGCAAAAACCAGACGGCAGATGGTGTCATCCAGTGGTAACCCTTTTATGCTCGAGACAACAAGGAAAATCGACCTTTATGGCCCTTCAAATCTTATTTAGAATCTATGTTTTGAAAGAAAAGCTGCAAGTCCATACGGCTCATAAGCTAACTACTTCAGCGGAACTATTCTATAAAATCTATGGAATTATTGAACAGAATCCAAGGCTAGCTGCTGAATTTACTAAGAAGCTTGAAAGTAAGGGATTCCAAGAGCTTCAATTTACTGAAGGCCGCCGATATATCGTTCGAGCCAATAACTCAGCTGGTAGAGGCATTGCAGCCCCTGAAACGATACACCTAGACGAAGCTAGAGAGTATAAAGATGAAGATGTCTGGTCTGCCCTACGCTATACGCAAATGGCTTCAGCCAATCCTCAAATATGGGTCTATAGCAATGCTGGCGATCAACACAGCATCGTTCTAAATAAACTTAGGGAAAGAGCGATGGCTGCTATCTTTGGTGGCAGTGATGATATTGGCTGGTTTGAATGGTCAGCACCTCAAGGCATCAAATTCGATAACTCACCAGCCTTCTGGCTAGGTGTCTGCCAAGCAAATCCGTCACTTGGCATAACAGTTCATCCAGACAACATAAGAGCTGTATTGTCAGACCCCGAAGATATTGTGCGCACAGAAGTCTTATGTCAATGGGTCGATACGATTAACCCAGTTATCAATCCGTCTCAGTGGGAGAGTTGCAAAGTTGAGGGACTTCGACTCAACCCTGAATCTGATACTTGGTTGGCTATTGATCTAAGCCCTAGTAGAAAAGAAGCGGCGCTAGTCGCTAGCCAAAGACTTGAGGGCGATAAGTTCCAAGTCATACTTCTTCAGACTTGGCATAACCCCGCCAATCTGGATGATAAAGCAATGGCTAATGATGTAGCAGAATGGGTGCGAAAGTATCCAGTTCAGCTGGTTGCCTATTCAGCCAGAACCGCTTCGGCAGTAGCTGCGCGATTAGCTCCTGCTGGTATTAGGGTTGAGCCGATAGATGGCCTTGACTATGCACAAAGCTGCGATGAGTTATTGGGAGCTATCTCATCTCAGCGGTTGGCTCACTCGGGACAAGATGAGCTGACAAAGCAATGCCTATCCGCCGTCAAGCTACCCTTTGGAGACGGCGGCTGGGTAATGGGTCGCAAGGTAAGTAATACGACAATTTGCGGAGCAATTGCTTCAGCCTTAGCGACACATTACGCAACCAAGTCTGAAACTGGCGTAGATATCCAAATAGTGTAAGTCCGCTCGCCTACAATGTAAGCAATGGGTGCTATAAGAGATTTCCTATTTCCACAGGTTCAGACGGCTAAACCTACAAAGGTTTCAGATGTTGCAGCCGCGCTGACTCCAGTCCAAATTAGCGATAGTGTTTATAATATTCTCGGCGGTGCAACTAATACCACTCGCCAATTAGCAATGAGTGTTCCATCCGTTGCAAGAGCTCGCAATATCATCTGCGGAACTATTGGCTCATTACCTTTAACAACTTTCAATCGCATTACTGGCCAGTATGTTGATCCACACAGAGTTATCAATCAGCCAGACCCAAGAGTTGCAGGATTCGTAATCTACAACTGGCTCGCGGAAGATATTTGGCTTTATGGTGCTGGTTATGGCCAAGTGTTAGAAATGTATTCATCTACAGATGGCGGTCGAGTAAGAGCCTGGACTCGCGTTAGTCCAGATAGAGTTACAGTTGATACCGATTTCCTAAATACTGAAATTACTGGATATAAAGTTGATGGCCGCTCAGTTCCACTTCAAGGCGTAGGTTCATTGATTAGATTCGATGGCCCAGATGAAGGCTTCTTGCATCGCGCTGGTAAAACAGTAGCAGCAGCGGTCTATCTTGAAAACGCAGCAGTTAATTATGCTAAAGAGCCTGCTCCATCTATGGTTCTTAAATCAAATGGAACTAACTTAACTGCCGAAAGAATTTCCGCTTTATTAAGCGCTTGGAAAAATGCTAGACAAACTCGCTCAACTGCATTTCTAAATGCTGATGTTGAACTACAGCAATTTGGCTTTGATCCTAAAGCAATGCAACTTGCTGAAGCGCGTCAATATGTAGCATTAGAATTAGCTCGGGCCTGTGGAATACCTGCCTACTTCTTGAGCGCCGAATCGACTTCAATGACTTATTCAAACGCAGTCTCAGAACGGCGCTCATTAGTAGATTTCTCACTTCGCCCAATACTTAAGGCAATTGAGGAACGCTTATCATTACCGGACTTCGTTCCTAATCCTGTGATGGTGCGCTTTGCACTTGATGACTTCCTACGCGGTAACGCATTAGAGAGAGCTCAAGTTTATGAAATCCTAAACCGCATTGGCGCGATGAGCGTTGAGCAAATTCAGCGAGAGGAAGATTTGATTCCAAATGAAGGTTAATATGCCAATGGCAGTAACAGCTGCCGACACTATTAAAAGAACGATTACTGGAACTATTGTCACTTGGAATGAGCAAGGCAATACTTCAGTTGGCCCAACAGTATTCGCAGCAGATTCAATCGAAATCAAGCCAGTTAAGTTGCTTCTTGAGCACGACCGCACTCGCCCAATTGGCAAGATGGTCTCTCACAATGTAACTGCTAATGGGATTGAAGCCACCTTTAAGATTGCAAACACTATGGCTGGAGAAGATGCCCTAGTTGAAGCAACTGAAGGATTGCGCGATGGATTTAGCGTTGGCGCCCAGATTAACGAATGGACTAACAACAAAGGCGTTATGCAGATTACCTCAGCAACCTTAGATGAAGTTTCCTTAGTTACTGATCCTGCAATTGATTCTGCTCGCGTAAGCGAAGTAGCAGCTTCAGAGAATGAAGCACCAAAAGAAGATTCTGATTTGGCAACCGCTGATTCAGACAAACCAACCGAAGGAGACCAAGTGTCTGACACTACCGCTCCTGCTCCTGCCGTTGAAGAAGCGGTAGAAGCAGCCAAAGTAGAAGCTGCAGCTCCAAAGCCTGCTTTCTACACAACTCCAAGACTTGAGTTCACCAAGTCCAAATACCTAGAAATGAGCGTTCGCGCTGCTCTAGGAAATGACGATGCTCGCGCTTATGTTCGCGCAGCAGATGACACCACAACAAACAACGCTGGTCTCGTCCCAACTCGTCAATTAACTGAGGTAATCAATCCTCTTGCAAATGCTGATCGTCCAGCAGTTGATTCAGTATCTCGCGGAGTTCTACCAGATGCTGGTATGACTTTTGAGATTCCAAAGCTCACAGCAGTTCCAACAGTTGGAGAAGAAGCTGAAGAAGCAACAATTGATGAAACAGGGATGACCAGTGAATTTTTATCTGTGAGTGTCAAGAAATATGCGGGCGGTCAAGAATTTTCCGTAGAGCTTCTTGACAGAAGTTCTCCTGCGTTCTTTGATGAGTTAGTCCGTCAAATGGAATATGCCTATGCAAAGGCAACAGATGTAGCAGTTGTAACTGGCTTAATTGCTGGTGGAACAGATGGCGGAAACCGCACTCTTGATGCAGCTGGACTTCTTGACTTCGTATCCGATGCTGGAGTTTCAATTTACTCCAACACTCTAGGATTCGCACAAAACATTATCGCTTCTCCTCAGCAATGGGGCGTAATCCAGAATCTTGCTGATGCTGGCCGTCCGATTTACCAGAACTTGATTGGCAATATGAATCAAGGTGGAAATCTTGGAGCAGGTTCCGCAACTGGCAATCTACTTGGCTTAAACTTCCGCGTAGATCGCAATCTAACAACTGCTTCAGGTGTTGGAGATAACACAATCATCATCATCAACCCAGAGGCTTATACTTGGTATGAGTCAAGCCGTTTCCGCTTGGAGACTGCACAGGTAGCAACTGGCCAGATCAAGGTTGCTTACTATGGTTATGGCGCACTTGCAACAAAGGTAGGCGCTGGCGCTTATCGTTGGATGGTTGCGTAGTTAATTCAAAATAGTGACGGCCAGTCCGCTCCCGAGCTGGCCGCTCACCTAACTGCTTGAAAGGATGACGAAATGCCAACGATAGTTACGGCTTCAGAGCTTAGGACGATTCTTGGCGTTTCGTCATCCCTATATTCAGACGCCTATTTAGGCGACATAGTAGATGCCTCGGAAAATCTAGTTCTCCCAATGCTAGTTACTTTCCAAAGCAAAATTAACAAAGTAAAACTGACCAATAATATTGCTTATTTTGAAACTGCAACAATTCAAGAATTCACAGAAGGCCAATCCGTAATTATTACTGGCTGCGGAGCTCCTTTCAATGGCACTCACACAGTAACCGATGACGAGATTTCAGATTATGTATTTACAGTCGCAATCACCAATGCAGACATATTGGAAAAAAATATCATCCCAGCAGGAAACGCTGCGCTATCTGGATTATCGACCTATGTCGGAAACCCCAATGCTGAAGCTGCTATTCTGGCTATCTCCGTTGAAATCTTTCAATCCAGAACCGCCGCTGGTGGATCAATAGAAGGCGTAGATTTCGCAGTTACCCCTTACCGCCTATCTAAGAATTTACTTGCCAAAGTAACTGGCCTTCTAGGCCCTTATCTTGATGTAGAGACGATGGTCGGTTAATGCCATCAACAATTGCCACAGATGTCAGAGGCCAACTTAAAACCGCTCTGGCTGGCTGCAGCGCCAACATTTATGATTCAGTTCCAGAAGCGCCTATCGTTCCTGCAATAGTGTGCGTCCCAGATGCGCCATATATGGAACTTGAAGTCTTAGGCAAGACAACTATTCGCGTTAAATTAAATTACACAATAACTGCTTGCGTTGCATATTTTAGCAACGCCGCATCACTAGACAATTTAGAGCAATTAATTATTAGTATTCTTGGAGCGCTAAACGCTTCCAAGTATGAGTTATCGACAGTCGATAGGCCGTCAGTAACAACAGTAGGAACGACCAATT